CTCCAAGGAACAACCCCAAATGGCAAAGCTTTACCGGAAAAGGACAGTCCTGATCAAGGCTGAGTCAACCTACGGCACAGACTCCACCCCTGCCGGCTCTGACGCTTGCCAAGTTCGCAACTTGGAGGTTACACCTGTTCAATCAGACATAGTAAGCCGCGATTTAATTCGCCCATATTTAGGTGCATCACCTCAGTTAATTGCAAACAATCGTGTCCAAGTGACATTTGAGGTTGAGTATGCAGGCTCCGGCACCGCCGGTACGGCCCCACGATACGGTTCTTTGCTAAAAGCTTGTGGCTTTAGCGAAACTGTTGTTGCTAGTACAAGCGTAACTTATGCGCCAGTATCGACAAGTTTTAGCTCTGTAACGATGTACTACTCAACCGATGGTGTACGCCATAAAGTAACTGGTGCGCGTGGAACCTACTCATTAAACCTAACGGCTAACCAAATCCCAGTTATCAACTTTACGATGACCGGGCAGTATGTAGCTCCTACCGACACTGCAGATCCAACCCCAACTTTTACAGCTCAAGCAACACCAAAAATCTTTAACGATACAAACACCACTGCATTTACATTATTTAGCGAAACCGATTTGCCTTTGCAAAGTTGTCAGCTTGATATTGGCAATGAAGTTGTTTATCGTGAATTAATTAATAGCGACAAAGAAGTTTTGATTGTAAACCGGTCTGGTAGTGGCACTTTGGCGATTGAAATGCCAACCTTGGCAAGCCATGATTTCTTTGCTGATGCAGTTGCATCAACTACAGGAAACTTGTCAATCGTGCATGGCACAACTGCTGGCAACATTATCACGCTTGCTTCGGCTGCGAATGCAATAAGCCTTGGCGCTCCTGCTTACTCAGAAGACAGCGGTATTGTTATGCTAAACTTGCCGTACACCTTGGTGCCTAGCACTGCAGGTAACGACGAATTTACACTCGCCTACACCTAAATTTCATGGCATTTATTCTCAAAAAAGCTGCTTCTTATAAGTGGCCTGTCAAAGTTGAGACGCCAGTTGATGGCGGTAAGTTCGAAAAACAAACGTTTGATGCCGTCTTTAAAAAGTTAGGCCGCACAGCTTTTAATTTGTTGGTTGATAAAGGCGATGATGCTTTTATTGATGGCATTCTTGAAGGCTGGGATGGCATAAAAGATGAAGACGGCAAAGATATTCCATTTACCCAAAAGGCTAGAAAAGATTTATGCGATGATTCTTGTTTTGTAAAAGCAGTAATTAAAGCATACTCAGATAGCGTTTTAGGGGAACCAGCAAAAAACTAAAAGACGCCGCGCTCCATTGGTGCGGCGTTGCTACGGCGGGTGAAGAGGAAACTGAAGACGATCTAAAAGCGTTAGGTATGATGCCTGACGCTATCGCAGAAATGCAACTGCGTAAAAAATCAAAAGATTTTGAGGTATGGGAAGAAAATTGGGATATTGTCATAATGTTCTTGCGTATGAGTACCCAATGGATTACCGGATTTAGCGGTGCTACTGGCTTCAACTACCAAAGCTTAGAATGGCTATGTAAGCTGTATGCAGTAAAGGATCTAGTCGCAACGTTTGAAGGGGTGCAGCTTATGGAAATGGCAGCCTTATCCGCAATGAACAGCAAAAACAAATGAGCACCATCACCTCTGAAATCAGACTTCGCGTCAGAGCTGATGGCGAAAAAGTTTTAGCCGATTTAGGTACAAAACTTAATAGTCTTGCTAATCAGGCAACATTATCAAGCAATAACTTTAAAGGGCTTGCTGAAGAATTAAAAAAAGTACAACAGACAACAATACAAAGCGCAAGAAATATAAAAGATTATTCTGCTTCATGGCGTGAGTTAGCATCTAGCGTTGATATTTCAAGTAAAGAATTTAAGCAAGCAACAGCAGAAGCTGCACGACTTGACGCACAGCTAGCCAAGATACAAGGGACTAGCGTCCGCACAGCAGCAGCAGTGCAAACTGCTATGAGAGGCCCCGTGACAGGCGGCACTGCGGGTGCAGGCATCATGGGCCGGCCTGCAGAGGCTCTTGAGCCCTATTCGCGCTTAGGGTTTGAGACGCTTGACCCTGAGTTTTGGCGTGAACGTCAACGAAATGCAAAAGATAAGCAAGGCAACATTCTTGGGCAATTAAATCAACCACAGTTTTTAGACTATGGAGCCACGGACAAGGCATTAGGAAATCTTCAAGGCAGCTTACAGAATGTACGTGACATAGAAGACAGGTCAAGGCTAGAACGGCTTGAATTGCAAGAAAAATATAATAATTTAGAAATTAAAAAACAAGACCAACACGCTGCAAAAGTATTAGCAAAAGATAGGGAAAACGCGGATATTGGTGGCAGAGATTTTATGCAAAGGTTGGAGAATAGGGAAAAACAAAAATCTCAACGCCGCCAACGTTTTGCTGGCGCTGCGCAAACGGCTGGTGCTGTTGCAGCATCTGGCATATTTGGCGGCCCTGAAGGATTGGTTGGCGCGGGCATTGGCGCAGTAGTTGGCGGCCCCATGGGAGCTGCGGCTGGTGGTGCTATTGGCGCTCAGGTTGGAATGCTTAGGCAAGCAATTGGCGAAACCGCAACATATGCTTCAGAGATTACAAAGCTTAATATTGCACTGAAAGGGATTACGAAAACATCTCAAGAATATAGCGATGCACAAAATGCTATTAATTCAATTAGCAAGTCTCTTAATGTACCAATCAAAGAAGCTACATCTAGCTTTACGAAACTATCAGCTTCTGTAATTGGTGCTGGCGGCAACGTGAATGACGCCGAGATTGTATTTAGAGGCATAACAACTGCAATAAAAGGAACTGGCGGTGGCGCTGCAGAGGTGCAAGGGGCACTACTTGCAATGTCGCAAGTATTCAGCAAAGGCAAAGTAAGTGCTGAAGAATTAAGTGGGCAATTGGGTGAACGGCTTCCTGGTGCTGTTACTGCTTTTGCAAAAGCAACTGGCAGATCATTGCCTCAGTTGCAAAAAGATCTTGAAAATGGAGTTGTTGGATTGAATGATGTCATTAAATTTGCAATTGCGTTAGAAGCTCAATATAGTAATAGCGCCAAAAATGTTGCTAGCTCAAGTGAAGAATCAGGCGCAAGAATGACGGTTGCATTGGATGAAGTTAAATTGGCTGTTGGTTCAGCATTCCAACCTATTGGGTCAAAATTTCAGGAATCAATAACACAAGCAGCTAAAGTTTCTATTGTAGGAGTAAAGATGATTATAAATGAACTTAAAGTTTTCAATAAAGAAATAGAAAAAGCTTTTGGCAAAGAAAATGTACAGTCAATGGGAGAGAACATCAAATTCTTGTTTACCACAATGGTGGATGAAGCGTCAAAAGTATTAAACCCAATGCATCAGATTGCTTCTTTACTTAAACGAATATACGATACAACACCACAAGGGAAATTAGCTAATGCAGGCGTCGAGGCTACATATACTGACGCTCAAGGCAATGTATATGATACTGCGACAGGAAGGTTTTTGCGCAAAGGCAAACCTGATGTTGCAAAACCTCCGACAAAATTTGAGGAGCCAAAAGGTAAAGATGATGATACAGGCGCAAAAAAAGCAGCAAAGGAGGCGGCAGAGCTTAAAAATTTACTTGAAGTCAATAGATTGCAGCAAAAACTCCAACGTATGGAAATATTTAATTTAGAAGTTATTTCTACGCTTCGGAATAAATTAAATAATATTTTAGCAACTGAAACCGAGGAAACTAAAAAAAATAACATTGAAAACGTAAAAGCACTTAGATTGCAAATAATACTACTTGAAGGCCAAAACGATGCAAACCAACTTGCCGCTGGCAAAGCGATTGCGCTTCAGAATCTATCGCTAGAACCAAACAAACAGATAGCTCAAGCCAAGCGGCAAAATATTGAACAAAATTTTGCAAGTGACGTTGCAAAGTTAAAATTAAAAGTTGAAGACAAACGCAGGGATGTCTTAAATGGAATTACTAAAGAAAATACAAAGCAAACCGAATCAACGACTAAAGAACTGAGCGATTCTAAGCGTTTATTCTTAGTATTAGAAGATCAGCTAGCAATTGCACGCGCTATTACACCAGAACAAAAAATACGTTTAGAATCACAAGCAAGAATCAATGAACTTGACCGTGAAGGGGCAGCACTCGCTGCCACAAGAACCAACGAAACCGTAAAACAGCAGGATCTTCTGAATTTACGATCACAAAAACTATTAGAAGAATTAAATCTACAAACGCAATTAGCAGCATTGCAACCTAAAAGTCCATTACAAGAATTTGTAAAACAAGCAAGTGCGGAGCTGCAAAACCTTGAAGGCGTTGCTGTAACGGTATCGCAAGGCATTGGCGACGCTGTAGGCAATTCAGTAAGTTCTGGTATCCAGGGTTTGGTTGAAGGTACTGCAAATGCACAGCAAATATTTTCTGATTTCTTAAAATCTATTGGGCAAATATTAATACAAGAAGGGGCAAAGATGATTGCTACTTACACCGCAATCGCAATTGCAAAATCACTAGCCGGATTGTTTGGTGGGGGTGGCGGCAATATGGGCGGCAAAGGATACTTTGACCCGTCGTCAGGTTTGGGGGTAGCTGGGCCTAACTTTGGTCTAGCAAAAGGTGGAGTATTTAGTAGCGAAGGTATGCAAACTTTTGCCAATGGCGGTTTATTTTCTAATTCTATTGTTAACAGCCCTACGCTATTTAAGTTTGCTAATGGCGGCACCACACGCACTGGTTTGATGGGTGAGGCAGGGCCAGAAGCGATCATGCCGTTAAAGCGTGGTGCTGACGGTAAGCTCGGAGTTGCGGCTGACATAACAGGAGCAATGGCACGATACCAACGCCAAGGCAGCGGTAGTGCTGGTGAGTCTGATATGGCTTTTGCATCAGGTGGCAGCAATTTAACTACTCGTGATGTTAGTAGATTGCAGCAGATGTCTGGCCCTGGCGAGGGC